TTATTTCTGGTTCTTTTCACTCAAAGAATAGATAAGAGAACGGACAAGACTTTTATCATGTTCTGATAAAGTTGAAATATCAACGGATTCATTTTTTTCTAGTCCTAAAAGATAATCGGTGCTAACGTGAAGTGTTCGTGCCAACTTTATGATTACTTCTGGAGAAGGGATTCTGTCTCCAACTTCGTAAAAAGAAATAATACTATTTTGTGTACCGATTAGTTCAGCAAGCTGTTTTTGAGTAAGGTTTTTTTGTTTTCGTAGGGATTTAAGTCTTTGTCCAAATTCTATCATATTGTCAACTCCATTCTACGTTATTGTATAAATTAAAGTTTAAGGAATGGTGGAATTAAATATACAAATATGTAGAAATATGATATACTTGTAAATACGAAGATGGAAAATATATGATGTAGGAGAAAAAGAGTATGAAAAAAGCAATTGTTTTTGCAACAACAATATTAGCAATAAGTAGTATCAGTATACCTACATATGCCGTGACAGGTGGCATTAGTGTTGAGGCGGTTGAAAGATCTCAAGGTAAAGGGTTTTCAGGAAAAGGAAAAAATCCGTGGAAAAGACTTGATGCGGATAATACGGAAACAACATTGACCAAGTATAGTTCAGGGCAATATAAAGTAGGTACTGACATTCCAAGTGGCGAATATATTCTTTTTGCTTCTGGAGGAAATGGATATTTTTGCTTATCATCAGATGGAAATGAAAGTGATATTATTGTCAACGATAACTTTGAATATGATTCCATTCTCACAATTAATGATGGCGAATATTTGAATCTTTCACGTTGTTATGCAGTTTCCATAACCGAAAATCCTACGGTTGAAACAACACAAACAGGCATGTTCCTTGTTGGAAAGCATATCCCGGCAGGTGAATATAAACTTGATGCAGGATCTGATAGTGGTTATTACTGCATATATTCCAGTAGCAGACAAGATAATATTATATCAAATGACAACTTTGACGGTCAAAGATATGTAACCGTTTCAGATGGACAATATCTTTTACTTAGTCGATGTAAATTTGTTGATCCACCTCAAACACCAGAAGTAGAAATTACAGATACTGAAACAATAAAACAAATACAAGAACTTCTTAACTCAAATGGGTATCAATTTGGTACGCCGGATGGAATAGCAGGGCAAAATACACGTAATGCAGTTATTGAATATAAAAAGGCGAATGGTATGGAGGCAACGTCTGTTATAAGTCAGAAGTTATTGGACAGTTTAAAAACAATTACAACCAGCTCAGAAGAAAGCAATACAGCAACTCCTACTCCAACACCAGTCAGCAAGTCTACGTATTCACATGTTCCAAAGGAAGCAAACCATACTTGTCAAGCTTCTGGATGCACCAGAGAGGGAACGTATCAGATTGAGGGAGTTACTGGTCAGACAGAATATTATTGTGCAAATCACTATCTGAAGTTAATGGACATGTTTAATAGTTTATTTAATTAGGGAAATATATTATAAGTTGTGTCTATATTGCACAATTTTATTATTCTTAAATACCACATAATTTTAGCAAAATGCACAAAATCACTTGACAAATTAGGAAAAGTATGATATTATATATAATAATTAAATAGAGGAAATGTATCTAGGTGTCTGGTTAAGACATAGTTTAGAGACTAACAGCAATCAATTAAAAAAAGGACAAAAAACACAACTTTATTGTCTTTTTAATTGGTTGCTTTTTTTGTGCAAAAAGGAAGGAAGAAATGAATGCAAGCAAATGTGACTGAAGAATCATTAGTGATTGTAGATAAGATTTCAGGTGAGATTGTTGGAGAAATGCCGGTGGGTTCCAAAGTCATTACACCTAAACAAATGGAAGCGCGTAGACAGTATAGTTCTCGGAAAAATAATTATGAAATGCGAAAATGTAATAATAGCGAGTTAGGCTACTTTTATTTCATATACCATGAGCATCAGCTTGGTAATATTTCGGCTGAGACAGTGGGACGTTTGATTTACTTGTTGACATATGTCGACTACAATAATAATTTTATGATCCGCAAAAACTGCCATATGAAGAAAAGTAATTTACAGGAAGTGTTACATGTATCAAGGGCGACCGCAAATAGATTTTGGAATGAAATCAAGGACGTGTATATCAAGGAAAGTGATAAAGGATTAATGTTAATTTGCGACGACATTATCCGCGGTAAAATCAACGATAAACAAAAGTTATTTCAGAAATTTTATATTCGGTACATCAGAGATTTGTATAGTGCAACTAAGTCAACAAATCATAGATATTTGGGATATATATATCAAATTATGCCGTATATCAACTTCGAATATAATGTTCTCTGTAAAAATCCTCTGGAAACAAATATTGAAGATGTTGAACTTTTAACATTAATGGAACTTTGTGACTGCATTGGATATGATAAAAATAATTCTCATAAATTGGTTAAGATTTATGATTCCATTACTTTGGATGTTGATGGTCATAAAGAGTATTTATTATCATTTGTAAAGAATAAGGGTGTCACTAAAATGTTTATTAACCCGCATATTATCTATGCCGGAAGCAACTATGAACAAGTAAAAATCCTGGGACTCTTTGTTAAACAATAATGAAATCCGTATTTTTTGAGACAGTCATTTTTAATGTAAAAAAGCCCTGAAAGCACGTTAAATATCGCATTTGAGAGGGATTTCAAGAAAAAATCAAAACCGTATTTTTTGAGACACATAAAAAGTCCTGAAATCCCGTGCTATACGCTATTACAGAGGTTTTCATAGTGAAATTTCTTCTTTTCTTTATATGATCGGCATAAAACATAAAACCAAAATCAAAAAATATAATACGCCCATTATTAAGAAATGGAGAATAAATATTTATTATAATGTAGACTTCGTTTTACGAAGGCTACAGAGTCACGGTAGTGGCGAGAATAAGCCAACACAAAGTGTTGTCTGCCACTCATCAAAAGATTCGTGGCATTATAAAAAATCAAAAATCTTTTCTTATATAAGAAGAAAAGTTGTTGTAGATATAGATGTTCTTACCAGTGCTACGATATCGTGCCAGAGAAGTCTTGACTTCTTATTAGATATCGGTTGGCACTCTACAGCCAACGAATAAAGGAAAGATAAAGAACACTTTCATAGTAACAAACAGTTTTTAAGCAAATCCAAAAAGATTGTAAGTTTAACTTTTGCTTTTTGGCTGGGTAATTTATATTAAAATAAAATGAAGAAAGAGGAAATTAATTGAATTATATAACAAAAAATTTTGATGAATATTCTGCAGCAGCAGAAATATATGAAACGGGGCATTTCCCGCAAGGTGGAACGTATAAAGAGTTACTGTTATTGGCGAAATATTTACGATTTGATATTGTAGATTTTTATGGACTTGATCTTGAAGAAAGAGAATACTGGGATGTGCTGGAAGATTCAAAAGAGATTGAGAAAGAAATGATTGCATTCTGTGAAAAAGCAATTCCATATTTTAATTATTATGACTATTGCATAGAGATAGATTATGCGGTTAAAGCAAGCGTAAAGTATCGAATGAATTTTGCAAACCCAACGCCAATTACGGTAAATGAATGGAAAATAATATGTAGTATAGAAGATGAGGATGCTAGAAAACTATTATTTATGAAGTTAGTTGATGCAAAGTATTATATGACTCATAGAAAACTGGTAAAAAGAAAAAAGAATTATTCGCAAGAATATTTTAGTCGAGAGCAGATAAACAAATCTATTTGTTGCCTCGAAATGGGGATTTCAAGGGGATATGGATCAATGCGATATAAACGCTACTTTGCGGCTCTAAGAAAATTGCAAGATTATGGATTTATTGAGTTCAAAGAGATATTTTCTCAAAAAAACGGATCTAAGCTTATAGATAAGATTACCATTGTTGATGATGACGAAGATAGCGAAGTACTGGATTACATAACGGATTATCACCATTTACTTTTGCATTACGAAAGATTATCTGGTGCAGATATCGGAGAATGCAAAGAATGCGGAACGTTATTTCGCCAGCAATACAGAAATAAATACAAATATTGTGAAGAACATCGCATAAAAACAAAAAAGCAGAAGAACCCAACTGTAAGACAATGCTGCGAATGTGGAACTTTTTTTGATGTTCCAGTCAGAGGGAATACTTCAAAAATGTTCTTTTGTAAATCATGCCAGGAAAAAGCGAACAAATCTAAAAAAATAGCTTGGATGCAGAACAAACGAAAATGTGTTGAAACGAAATAACAAATCGTCAAATCGCTGAAACCCCGATAGTAAAGGCATTTCAGCGATTGACTTATATATGCAACCTTTTATGGAAAAGGGAAAGGAAAGGGAATGCCCTTAGAAAAGAAAAGGTTTATAAGACATATATAAGATATATATGTGTTTCTTCGAGATATCGTGGAAAAACATATGTATCTTTTACTCAATTAGTTTTTTCGACATGGGGGGGGTAACAGAATGTTGCCCCTTTTCTCCAACTACTAATATTGATGCCTGGATATAATATTTATATGTCCAAGCATGAGTGTTAGGAGCAGGCACTTTAATGCAAATTGAATATAGGGAACCTTTGGTGCGTGGCGACGACTAGGCATTTAGCCAAAGGTTGTTAAATAGGTGCTTTATCAATAGATTTGAGCATATGTGTTATGTGTTGAAATCTGCTGATAAAGCAGATTTTAATATAGTAATCACCTACACAGAATATGTAGAGAAAAATTAGAGATAACGGGTTCTTCCACAGCTTTACTCGTTATTTCTATTTTTTCAACGACGAATTTGAACATGTTTTTTAAAAAAATCAACGAATAATTAAGCATAATATGAATTGCATAAGGGAGAAAATGAAAATGAAAATGACAGAGGAACGGATATTAAGTATTAGAGAGATTGTTAAAGTATATTTGGAGGCAAATCGCTGGTCTATAGCAGATATGGCTTTTTTAATCGGGATTCCAAGAAGCACACTATCTGAGTGGATTTCCGGAAAACGTGATCTCACTGAAAGAAATATGTGCCGGGTAAAGGCTTTTCTCAATGGTGACTATGTAAAAGATGTATCGGCAATAGTTAACTATATGCTGATATCACAAGACAGAGAAAAGGATATTGATATCAATGAAGATTGAATTAACTGATAGAGAAGTTCGGCGGATTGTGCCGATATTGAGAACGCAATACCATAAATCCTATAATTTATGGGAGATTGCAGAAATTAAAGGTGTGTTGCAGAAACTTGGAGAAACGGTAGAAGATTGGACACCAAGTTATCAGAAACTGGAAAAAATAGAAAAGCAAAAATGATTCAGGAGAAAAAGATTATGAAGGACAAAAATGAATATGGAAAAAATTGGAAAAAAGAAATTATAGATGAGATTGTTGATTCAGCAAGAATGAATCCGAAATATGTTGAAACATCAATGAATTATCTTATAAAAAAGATTGAAACAGATAAAGAAACAAAAGAGTTTCTGGTAATAATAGGAATAAATGTGGATAAACCGATTGATGAAGTTATTCGTTATATTTATGAGAGATACAGAAGTTATGGAAAAAATGAAAAAAGCTATATGACGATAAAAGTTGCAGGAGTACGCTATTCTAATTTTTTTCATTTATTAATGGACGCTATTGAAAATAAGAACAAAGAAAAACTGACAAAAGTTGTAGATTATAATGGCAATAATATGATTGGTAAAGAAAAGTGTACTGTCAGTGAAATAGATGTAACGGGACTGGCAAATAGCATGGTAGTGACTATGAATGAGTTAGAAAAGCGCATTAACATGAATGAGTCACAGCTTAGTACAAACGATGAATTAAGAGAAATAAGGCAGGAAAGAAAGTGGATTATTAATCAGATGCATGAAGTTGTTGATTCATTAAATTGTTCACTTGGTCGGTTATCACGCAAATTACAAGAAAATATTGGAAAGGAAAAAGTTGCACTTGTTGAATAGGTGCAGCTTTTCTTATGGAGAAAAACAATGAATGATACGCAAAAAATAGTAGAATTGTCTAAGCCGATTATGGGACGGAGAAAGATTAAAATGGTTTTACATGAGATTTATTCAGATAGAACTCACTGGAACAGAAACGGTATAACTTACTTGGAGCAGTACACCCGCGATAACGCGGATAGTGTAAAAGGTATGCCGCTATGTGCCGAGTTCCTTGATGATGATAAAGATGTACCTTATGGACATGGACTGACTGGACATATAAAAAACATGCCAGTATTTGAAGATTCTGTCCAAGTAGGTTCATTTGAAGATTGGAGTATCGAAGATGTTGAAATAGATGGAGAGATGCGACGTTGCTTATGTGCTACAGGCTACATAAATGAAAGCCGCTATCCAAACTTTGTGAAGTGGCTTGAAAAGCAGCTTGAGAGTGGAAGTCCGGTATATGGAAGCGTGGAGTTTTCTGGCACAAAGGATAATGATGGCGAAATCATCTATGAGGACGGTTGGAAAGAACAAGGACGCGTCCCTATGATTTATGATTACATCGGACATAGCCTTATATCCATCGCGCCCGCTGATGATGCGGCGCTTGTGACAGCTTTTGATATGGCGCGCGGCGAGTTTGATGATGTCTTTGGTAAAGAAAAAGTTGAAAGCTGTACATCTGACTTTGACGACATCTTTGGTACGCCGGATGCTATAAGCGTCGTAGAAGCATCCAAAGAAGAAAAAGACAGACCTCTAAGCAAATGCGAGTATGATCTTGCGATCACCGCAGGACTGATGGAAGATAAAGAAAATGATAATTTTGATACAATTTTTGAATAATAGGAGAATAGAAGAATATGGGAAATATAAAAGAATTTCAAAGAAATGATCGAGTAAAAGTTGACAATTGCTACGCATGGGATATTAGTTTTCACTCTGGTGTCACACGTGAAGATATTACGATCCCGGCTGGTGCTAAAGGTTACGCACTTCTTACCGTGGATCAGGTTGAGGAAGAAATTTTGAGACAAAACTTTTTCTTCATTGGTACTGATGGGTTGGGAGATCACGCTGGATTAAAGATTTGTGATCCGGAGATGTATAAATATCTTTTCCGTAAAGATGATGAAACACGTCATATTAGCAAAGAAGCACTTATGGATGTTTTGAAACTTTCCAACAGACAGAAATTGGAAGATGTTGTTGTTCGTGAGCTAATCCGAACTACAAGTGAAGCGCGTATGTGCTTGTACTATATGTCTGATATAAATTGGTCAGAGTTTCTTGGCTGGAAGCATGATATCTTAGTAGCGAGATGTCGAGAGTTTTTGCCAATATCTCAGTAAAAAATGGATACGTGTGAATCAATAAAATTGTAATTTTGTGGCAGTGCCTTGCATAGGCACTGCTTTTTTAATATATGGAGAACATATGAAGAAAAACTATAAGAGATTTACTAAAAAGGATATAGAAGCTATTGGCGGACTTATTTCACCAGATGAAAGATTTGTTCCCGTAAAAGCACAACCGGGCTGGTTTATTTCTAACCATGCAAGATTAGCAAGTAAAAGAAGAAACGGAACGGCAGTGCTAATTAGAACATTCTTTATAAATGGCTATGAAACGGTTGTGACATATAGCACATTGAGCGGTAGCAGAAAGCCGAAGATGTTCATGATCCATAATTTAGTTGCAACTGCTTTTGTAAATGTACCGGATTGGATTCGCGAAAATGAAATTATTGAAGTACATCATAAGAGAAAGGTCAATCATAAGGAAAGGGAATATGGAACTGATTTTGCCACAAATTTAACCTATTTACCCAAAACAATACATAAAACAGTAGATGCAGTGCGCGAAATTGGTGTATGTCGCCGTGGATTATATGAAGATATGGACTTTGTTTCTGCAGCATTCAGTATGGGAATTGATCCTTATGCGTTGGCTGATGTACTCAGACAAGAGCCAGATGCGATAGAAGATGATTATAAGTATTACGATTGCCTGATAAATTATGGAGGAAAACCAGTAGACTTGGAGTTTCGCATAATTAGAGGTAAATATAAAAGAGGTTGAAATGATTTTAAGAAAAACACAATTTACAGCTTATAAGCTGATAGAACGGGGGATGTAAAGCATGAGCGAATTTAATGCGAAAATTACCGCGAATGTTGATACTTCTAAAGCGGAAGCGCAGCTTAACGCGCTTACCGGAAAGGATAGAAAAGTTAATATCCAGGCTACAGTCAATGGTAATGGCGTTGATAGCTTGAATAATTCAATACAGCAGACACAAGGGAATGCAAATAAACTTTCAGTAAGTCTAAAAGATATGGCAACTATGCGACTTAAATCTGATACATTAAGTGCAATAAGAAGCCAAATCGAAAGTGCTGGTAAAGCTGTTACAGATCTTAATCAAGCTATGACGCTGGTTAATATGACCATGAGTAACATTACGGATGCATCACTCAACTCGTTAAAGCAGCAGTCTATTAGTATGGCAAAAGAGTTGTCTACATATACGAAGACAGTGACAGATGCGATTACGATTTATGCGAACGAGAACGAATCCGCTGCATCTATGCTTACAAAAGCACAGCCGACCGTATTACTTTCAGCCGCTTCAGGAATGAAAGCAAGTGCCGCTGCTGATGCTATTCAAGGTATCTTGAATCAGTTTGATATGGCGGAAGATCAAGCGATGCATGTTGCGGATACAGTTGAAAAGCTTAGTTCTGAGATTGCATTGGATTTCTCTCAAGGTTGTGACACAATCTCTCAATCAATTGCAACTTCTGGTTCAGTTGTAAATGAAGCAGGAATGTCATTTGAAAAATATGCAGCACTGGTATCAACAACAGCAGAAAAGACTAGGCAGTCAGGATCAGTCATTGGTAATGCATTTAAGACAATTTTCTCAAGAATTTCTCGTAGTAAGGATGGGCTTACTACAGATGCTGAAATGTCAGATGCAGAAGCAGCGTTTAAAAGTGTAGGTGTTTCTGTTCGTGGTGCAGATGGTGACTTGCGTGATGTAAGTGATACACTGGATGATCTTAATAAGGTGTGGGGAACACTGAATCATTCTCAAAAGTCATATGTGGCGGAAATGTCGGCGGGCACAAGACAGAAAAATATTTTCATAGCTGCTATGGATTCTTATAACAAAGCCTTACAGTTAGAGCAGGATGCTCTTGACTCCAATGGAACGGCAATGGAGATAAATGATAAACGTGCTGATTCCATCAATGGTAAACTCGAAAAGTTGTCTGCCACAATGACAAAACTTTATTCTGATGCGCTTCCAGAAGAAGCACTTGAGGGAATGTTGGATTTTGCGACATCTATCGCAAGTGTGGTAGATAATCTTGGACTTCTGCAGGGAGCAATTGCAGCACTGGGAGTAGCTGGTGGATCACAAGTTTTTAGTTTGATTGCAAGTAATTGGAGTAAGTTACTAACTGCATTTACATCACCGGTAGGAATTGCATCTTTTGCCGTTGGTGGGGCAGTAGCGGCAATATCCGCGTACCGAAAATCTGTAGAAGAGATGATTCAGTCTGCGAAACAGGCGGGTGACGAGTGGGAGAGTAGCAACGAAAATCTTCAAGGACAGATTGATAAGATTACAGAACTTAGAACTGCTTTAGATTCCGGTACATTATCCGAACAAGAAGCTGCCAGCGCGAAAAGTGAATTACTCTCTATACAGGAGTCTCTAACAGATTCATATGGAAGTCAAGTAGCTGGGATTGATCTTGTAAATGGTTCTTTGACAGAACAGATTGCTTTATTAGATCAAGTTTCTGCGAAACAAGCGGAACAATTTCAGAATGAGAACAAAAAGGGCATTGAAAAAGCCAAAAAAGAGATAGAAAAAGATAGGCATACATATTTAGGTCAGTTCTATGATAATGGTTCCAAAGAATCCGAAGCTATCAAGAAGTCCATTAAAGATTTGCAGGATAAATATGGTGCTGATGTATTTAAGACGGAATTAGAATCAGATGGAATTACAATGGATGTCCATTTCAATGCTGATGTTTCTACTGCAAAAGAAGCTTTAAATGACTTTATGACAGATGTTTCGGACATTGAGAAAAAGTATGGGGAATCCGATATACTTGACCTTATGAGTGACAATGCATCTGTCGGACTGTCTGAAGCAAACAAGATTCTGGATAAATACGGCGATTTATACGATCAGGCTCAACAGGCAAAACTTGTCGCCGATGAAGATTTATTTAAAGCACCATCAGGAAAAGAGCAAACTGCAGTTAAGTGGCTGAATGACTATACAAAAGCAGTAAAAAATTATAATGACGCATTGTCTAATGGAAATCCAGATGCAATCGCACAAGCATCCACACAATTCGAGGCTGTTGACAGTGCAGTACAATCATTGTTAAAAAACTCTGACATGTCTCAGTTTGCAGAGGTAAAAGATCAATTAAACGAATCTGCTGTTTCCGCAAACAAATTTAATGAGGCTATATCTGGAAATGATACTTCCAAATTTGGAAAAGAAGTCAAGAAAAATGCGGATGCTCTAAAAGACCTTGGACTGACAGATACAGATTTCAGATATACATTTGAGACTGATGGTGTTGAAAAAGGTAAAGACCAAGTTAATGCATTGGTTGATGCCGCAGTAGAATGCGGATTGATTTCTGATACTTCAAGCGGAGAAGTACAAAAGCTTGCTGATACACTGTCTGATTTGGGTATAGTAGCATCTACTACTGGCGAAGAAGTTAGTAACTCAGCGACAGAAACAGCTTCAGCGGTAGATACAATGACCACCGCACTCGATGCGGCTAAAGAAAAACAGACAAATCTTCTTAGCGCGCTTAGTGACTCACGTTCCGCAACAGGTCTTACAACAGAAGATATTAATAATGTTACTACTGCTTTTAAAGACCTTGATAATTTTGATCCAGCATCAATTTTCGAAGAAACAGCAACAGGCGTTCATCTGAATACCGAAGCTTTAAAAGAGTATAATGAAGAATTAGAACTTCAAACCAAGAATAATTTTGCAGAAGCTATTGCCGATAAGCAAAAAGAAATTAATGAGGCACAAGCCAATAACAAATCTCAAGATGTAATCAACGGACTTCAATCAGAACTTCAATCGTTAAAATTACTTGCTAACGAATATGATGGTATAACATCTTCATATAATAAATTTGTTAACGCCACATCTTCTGCAAACGAACGTGATTCATTTGAGAATGTTGCAAAAAGTTATGATAGCATCGGTAAATTAATTCAGGAAGGTTGGGTAACTGACGATTCTGTAACCAGCTATCTTGATTTACTTCTTGGAACTGACAGAATCCAAGATTCTATAGATGCTTATGCACAGCTTGATAAAACCATCGAAGGAACAAGCCATAGTCTTAAAGATTATATGACTTTTGATGAAGATGGAAACTTTACATCTAAAGGTGCATGGGACTTTATGGATGATGTTGCATCAAAACTGGGTGATGATTTTGTAAAAATTGGTGAAGATGGAACATATGCTTTTGACCTGACTGGTGACAAAATACAGCAAGTGGCAGATGCATTTGGAACAACTACAGATTTCGTAGAACTTTTAGGAAAGGCACTTGCCGATTCAGACGTTCAGGTTAAGTTTGATTCTTCAGATGTACAAAATTATAACGAGCAGTTAAAACAGCTTCAAGAAACTTCTACGGCTACCCAGGACAAATTAAAAGAACTGCAAAGTTCAACAAGTGGAGAATCTGGTGGTGGCTTATTATCTGGAATAGATCTTGATTATGATAAAGCTTCTATGTCAATTGACCAATTGGATTCTAAAATTTCTGAATTAACTGGAAAACGTGAGGAAATCAGTGTTAGTGCCAATACAGAAGAGGGACAACAGGCTATTTCCGCACTTGACAGTGAAATTGAATCATTACAATCTCAGAAAATCATGCTTTCTATTGGTGCGCAGTTAGAAGGTGGTGCTACTGTAGATCAACTTCTCGGAATGTCAGATGCGGATTTACAGAAAACACTTAAAATTGATTCAAGCCAAGTAGAAGAAGCCAGATCTCAATTAGAGGCTTTAAAAGAGGCGGACGGAGATATTCCGATCACTGTGAAATTGGATGATAGTCAATTCAAAGAGCTTTCAAGTAAAGATCAAAATATTGATGTAACTGTAGATGATTCGGCATTAGATAATCTTAAATCAAAGCTAGATTCATTAGATGAAACCAAAGATGTAACTGTAAATGTTACTGCAACAGGTGATGTTGATAAGATTCAACAACTTGGTTCTTCCATTAAAAAGGTAGAAAGCAAAGATGCTCAAGTTAATGCTTCTGTTGGCGGATCTCCAGATCAAGTGCAAGCTTTGGCTGATTCCATCAAAAAAGTTAATAGTAAAAGCGTCGATGTGACTGCTACTGTAAATGGCACACCGGATGTAAATGATTTATTCTCTGCTATTGCTAAGCTATATGGAAAAACCGTTACTGTATCTGCAGTTGTTCTTGGTACGGATTCGGTAAACGCATTGGCTACTGCTATTGATAGTGTACATAGCAAAACCGTTACTGTCACTTCAATTACAAACAATATTGTAAATAACTCTACCAATACTATTAAGCCTGCTGCTGATGGAACTATGTTATCAATGAGCCATGCTAGAGCACTTGCGCAAGGAAGTCTTAGTGATTTCCCGGCTTATGGTGATGGTCGTGTTACCATTCCAGCAGATCAAAAAGCATTGGTAAATGAGCAAATTATTAATGGTCATTCTGAATCCATTGTTCGTAATGGCATTTGGTCTATGATTCCTGGTGGCGCACATATTGCAAATCTTAAAAAGGGAGATATGATATTCTCCGCCGCACAAACAGAAGCCTTGCTAAAATATGGTGCTATACCTGGTCATGCTAGAGCCTATGCACAAGGAAGCCTTAGTGACCTATCTCCACTTGCAAATGCTTTCAGCACTGGATTTTCTGGAACTGGACGAAACCCTTGGAATAAACTCAATTCATCTAGTTCAGGCAGCTCATCTTCTGGCGGTTCTTCAAGTGGTGGCAGCACCGCCGCATACAGGGCTAACACTAACTCTGTAAATGCAAATACATCCGCTACAGATTCTAACACAAAATCAGCAAAAGAATCTAAGAGTACAATTGATTTCATGAAAATCAAGTTAGACAGACTTGCAAATACTTTTGAATATGCAGCAAACCAAATTACTGACTACGTATCTTCTGCCTTTAAAACTGCTGTATTAAAGAAACAGATGAAGATTATTGATAAGCAGCTTACTGCAAATCAAGAAGCATATGATACTTATATGAAGAAAGCTAATTCTGTTGGACTTAGCGAAGAGTATAAAAAGTTAGTAAAAAATGGTGCGCTTAAAATCGAGGATATTGATACTTCTACAGATTCCGGGAAGAAACTGTCAGAAGATATCAAAGACTTCCAGAGTTATTATGAATCTGCCCTTGAATGTAAAAATACAATCCAAGAATTAAATAATAAGTTGCTTGAATTATATGATACTCTGGCGAATATGCCGATTGAAAAAGCTGAGAAAGCAATCGACAAATTAAAATCTAAATATGAATCATTAGATAATGTTTATGGTGCTATTACTGGTGGTGGATCTACTCTTGGTCATTTACAGGATCAGATTAAAAAAGATAATCCGACACTTGCAAATGCTCAGAAAAATTTGGATAAGGCTACAACTGCCAGAAACAAAACAAAGTCAACACGTTCAAAAGCAAGCAAGAATTTAAAATCTGCAACAACTGATGCTGAGAAAACTGGCACAAATCTTATCAATGCGAATAAGAAACAGACCTCTTCCATCGCGAAAAAATTGAAAAAAGCTGCGAAATCTACAACAGATAAGGCGACATATAATACAATAGCACGTGCGATTCGTGAAGGGAAGCCAATTAGCACAAAAGGCTTAAAAGGCGAAGCACTGAAATATGCTAAATCATATAATAAATCTCTGAAACAGGGAAATACTATTGCATCTAAAGTGAAAGCCGGAAAAACAGTCAGTACGTCTGGTATGACAAGTACCTTGAAAGCTAAAGCCAAGGAATATAATACGGATACAAAAGGAAAGAACGAAGCGCAGAAAGAATATGATAAAGCCAAAAAAGCAGACGAAAAGGCATTGAAAAAGCTGAATGCTGCGCAAGATACTAAGAATAAAGCATATTCAGGTTCTACAAAAGAGCAACAGATTCTTGCTACTACAAATGGTAAGAAAGCTTATGTTTATCAAAATATGCTTCTTACACAGGAAACAAGAAATCTTAAAGAACAGAACAAACAGCGTCAGTCAGCCTTGAAACAGGTAAATAAAAACTATAATGATGCGCTGAAAAATTCTAACTCTGCCAATGCAAGTAAAAAATCAGCACAGAAGAAACTGCTTTCCGACAAATCAGTTACTTCCAAATTGACCAAAAAGCAAAAAGCGGCACTCGAAGCCGGAAAGAAAGTAAGCACTACTGGTATCTCTGATCCTAAAGTTTTGAAAAAAATTGAGGCTTATAATAAAAAGGTCGCCAATGCAACTGATTTAAGCAAGAAACTCAAAATTCAAGAGGATGCTTTGGCTGATGCTACAAAAGAAGCGGCTAATGCTGAAGCCGAATACGCACAAGCAATCGTAGAGAATGCCAAAAAGAAACTTGATAATATTGCCGCTTACTATGATTCATTTATGTCTCAATGGGAAAACAGAAGTTCCATGATTGAAACATATATGGATAGAATGCAGACACAAGGGTATAACCTGAGTACAAAATTCTATGAGGCACAGATCGAACAGGAACAATCTATTGTCGATAATCTCTCTGAGAAATATAAGGCAATGAAACGTAATTTTGAAGCTGCCGTACAGAATGGAGACATTACAAAAGGCACTCAAGAATATTACGAAATGAAAGATTCTGTTGACCAAGTGGCAAACAGCCTTGCCGAAGCTGAAAATAAAGTTTTTGAACTGCAAGCTTCTATTCGTGACCTCAAATGGGAACAGTTTGACCAATTACAGGATTCTATCAGCAGAATCACCAGTGAGTCAGACTTCCTAATTGACCTTATGAGTCACAAAGATATGTTCGATGATGATGGTAAGATGACTGAACAGGGACTTGCCACTCTTGGATTACATGGTGTTAATTATAATACCTACATGGCACAAGCTGATAAGTATAAGGAAGAAATGCTGCGAATCAGCGAGGAACTTGCAAAAGATCCGTATAACCAGAAACTCATTGACCGTAAAAATGAGCTGGTAGATGCACAGCAAAAATCTATTCTTTCTGCTGAGAATGAAAAAGATGCCATGAAGGATCTGATTAAAGATGGTATCGAAAATGAGTTAGATTCTCTTCAAGACTTGATTGACAAGTATCTTGACGCAATCCAGGCACAGAAAGACCTCTATGATTATCAGAAGAAAATTCGTGAAAAAACAGAGGAGATCGCATCTCTCCAGAAACAGCTTGCTTCATTACAGGGCGATAACTCAGAAGAAAACAAAGCTAAACTGCAAGAGTTAAAAAATAGTCTTAAAGATGCACAAGAGGACTTAGAAGATACACAGTATGAGAAATTTATTTCGGATCAGAAGGAATTACTTGATAATCTTAAAAATGAGTATGAAGAAATTCTTAATAAGCGACTGGATAATATTGATGGTCTGCTTTCCGATATGATCTCAGAAATAAATAGTAATGCATCTCAAATTTCAGACACACTGAAAACAGAAGCCGCAAGTGTTGGTTATGATCTGTCTACTGAAATGCAGAATGTATGGAATGCTACAAATGGTGTGAATGGCGTAATCGCCGCATATGATAGTAACTTCTCTTCCACTATGACTGGAGTTAGTTCTGCAATTGATAACATTTACAAGAGACAGCAAGAAATGATTAACGCCATTGATTCTATGGCTGGGAAATTAGTTCAAAAAGTACAGGAAGAAACGGAAGATCCTGTGACTGGTGAACTCGAAGAAGTAGAGCAAAAACCTGATAAAAATAAAGTTGCAGAAGGAAATCCTACACCAGACCCGCCAAAAGTCAGTGATAAGGATTCTATTAAGGACGCTGTGTTGGTTGATCCTGACGAACCAAAGAAGAAACCAAACAAAACAAAAACAGGCAACAATAAAGCTGAAGTAGGCGACAAGGTTACTTATGCTTCTGGTGTATATCATGCCGCTTCCGATGGGTCTGGAAGAACTGGTAATTATTACCTTGGTAAAAAGGTTAAGATTACTCGTATTAATAAGGGTTCTAAATATCCTTATTGTATTGATGCCTCAGATGGCACTGAACTTGGTTGGGTAAAACTTAGTCAGCTTAAAGGGTATGCTTCTGGATCAAAGAGTATTCCAAGTGACCAATATGGTTGGACTCAGGAACTTGGAACAGAGTCTCTTATCCGCAAAAGGGATGGTGCTATTGTCACACCGTTTGAACGTGGTGACATGGTTCTTGATGCTGATGCGACAAAGAATCTCTGGGATATGATGAATGATCCATCTGGATTTATCAACAGTGCTATTGATAGTGAACTTTCTGTCCCTATTGGAATGAGAGAGGGTAGTAGTGCAACCAACAATGTAAAAGTTGAGGCGCAAATGAATTTTCCAAATGTGAAAAATTACAATGAATTTGTAAGAGAAATGCAGCATGATACTAAATTTGAATCAATGATACAAGACATGACCATAAATGCTTTATCTAAAAACAGATCTCTTAACAAATTTGGACATAGATTTTAAAGTAAAGGGGGGGTTATATGTACAGGTTGCATATAACTCCTTTTGATATAGGAGAGATAAACATAAGTGAATATACATAGATTGAATTTCGATACCTCTGGTAATGTAGAGGATATTACATTCGTCTTAGCGAACAAAAGTGGCGATAAAATCAGTAATATTACTAACGTCACTGACATTGTTACAAAACATGCTATGAATAGTTATTCTGAATTTTCTTTCAATGCTCACAAGGAATTAAACAGAAATACTTTAAGATGTTGGAATGACATAAAAGATTTCAAGCTGATGTGGATTCCTGAGTGGGATATGTGGTTTGAAATATATGTGAAAATTAGTGAAGAAAACGAAGATATAAAATTTATAACTGGTAAATCTTTAGGCGAAGCTGAATTGTCTCAGATAATGCTTTATAATATTGAGATCAATACAGAAACAGATATTTCCAGAGATGATTATAAAATCCCAACAACATTTTATAATCCAGATCATCCGGAGGCTTCATTAGTAAACAGACTTACTGAGAAAGCCCCGCATTACAGATTCGCCCACATTGATATAAGTCTGATGAATATTCAGAGGACTTTTACTTTTGATAAGAAGTCAATATATGATGCACTGAAAGAAGTCGCAGAAGAATTAAATTGTCTTTTTGTCTTTGGTTGTGGCAGCGATGCCAATGGAAAACCAGAAAGAACAATTTCTGTGTACGATCTTGAAGCCAACTGTAAAGACTGTGGACATAGAGATACCTTTGTAGATAAATGTCCAAAATGCGGAAGCACAAATGTAACAAATGGATATGGTGAATATACGAACGTATTCATTTCAAGGGATAACTTAGTAGAGGAAGTCACTTATACTACTGATGCTGATTCTGTGAAGAACTGTTTTAAACTTACTGCCGGAGATGATTTGATGACTGCTGCCATTCGTTCCTGTAATCCGAATGGTAGTGATTATATTTATTATTTCAGTGATGCGGTACGTTCAGATATGTCCGAACAATTACAGGAAAAATTATCTGCATATGACAAGTTATATGAAGAATATCAGAAAACACATAATTTCGATATAGATTCTTCTTTTGTAAATAACTACAATGCCATTGTCACAAAGTATATTAAATATGATGATTCTTTAAAAAAGATTGAATCTCCTATTACTGGCTATCCAAAATTGATGCAGACATATTTCGATACAATTGATATGGTTCAGTTCCTTAAAAATAAGCTGATGCCAAATATCACAAAGCCGGACAATAGTGCAAAATCTCAAGGTGAATATCTTATGGAAAATCTTCCATCAAGTGCCGCCACAACATCATTAAAGAATCTGTCTGTTTCAACTGCAAATAATATCATGATTTCTCTTGCACAATCTATTGTCAAGGGTTCTTTTAAAATTACAGTAACAGAAACGACTCTTTCAAATGATGTTTGGAGAGGAAAATTCAACCTTAAAAGTTATTCTGATGAAGATGATACTTACACTTCTTCTCCTGTTTCAATTGGTATCAATGAAAATTATGAAGAATATGTAAGACAGAGAATCGAAAAGATACTCAATAAGAGTGATGATAATTATTATGATATTGTAGGACTTTTCAAACAGGATTTAACTGTTTTCAAATCAGAACTTAAGAAATACTGCCTTGACAGCCTGAATACATTTCAGAAATGCTGCCAGTCCTGTATTGATATAATGGTGCAACAAGGGGTGGCTTCGGATTCATCCACTGCTACTACTTCCAATGCTATTAATGCAAAGGCGATATACGACAGCTTATATGTCCCGTATTACAACAAGCTTAATGCCATTCAGGATGAAATCTTAGTTCGTGAAGATGAGGTATACACTGTTGAAGGAAAATACAACAACCAGAACGAATTAATACAGGATGGTGTGCAAATAGAAACTGAAAGAATCATAGGCGACGTTCAAGATACTTTGAATTTCCAAAAGTTTATCGGAGATGAACTAAATAAAGAATTTTGTGCATTTCTAAGAATGGATGAATACTCAAATGACAATTACATCTCTGATGGTTTGGACAATACGGAACTCTTTCAGAACGCATTTGATTTTATCAATGTTGCGACAAAAGAACTGTATAAATCTGCTACTTTGCAGCACTCTATTACTGGTACGTTAAAAAACTTCCTGAGAATGCGTGAATTTGCACCAATTGTAAACTCATTTAAAAACGGTAACTGGATCACAATACAGATTGACGACGAAATCTACAAATTAAGAATTATTGAGTATACTATTGATTTTGCTTCGTCTCAAAATATTGATGTTACATTTTCTGATGTTATTTCAGCGAAAGATATTGCATCTGATATAAAGAGTATCTTGGATCAAGCTTCTAATATGGCGACTTCATATGGAAGTATTGTGCGACAATCCGACATGAACTCAAATTTCTCAAAGAAAATGTCTGACATGATCTTAAAAGGTCTGGATATGACAAACACCAAGATTGTAAGCAGTGCCGATAATCAGGATATTACGTGGGATGAACATGGTTTATTATGCCGGGAATTTAATGATATCTTGAATGACTATAATCCATGCCAGTTAAAAATAATAAATCATGGTCTATATATAACAAATGACGGTTGGAAAACCGCCAAGGCTGGTGTAGGTCAGTTTTATTATTTTGATCCAAAAGATAAAGTATATAAAGAAGGCTACGGCATAATAGCTGATACCCTTGTAGGCAATCTTATCCTCTCATCACAAGTGGGAATCTACAATGAAGAAAAGTCTATTGAAATGGACAAAAACGGAATTATAGTAACCACCAACACATATAACAAAAATGTGTTCACCATTAAAAAAGAAATAACAGATGATGAAGGAAACATAACCTATGAACGCCAGCTTTATATAGACGATAACGGAAATATTGTTCTTGGTGGTGGAGCTTCTATCTCATGGGACAATGTAATTGGCACTGACAAAGATGGAAAATCCAATTCTATGAGTAAGTTATTCGAGACTTTGAATGACACACTTAATGAGAAATATAATTATCTTTTAAACCAGGATGATAAAAAGGCTGAAACATGGTATCAATCCGGCGATCCTTCTGTAGACTGGACTACTGATGAGTTAAAAGCCAGACATAAGGGAGATCTTTGGTATAACACAAATGACCAGAAAACATATATTTTCACTGGAGAATCATGGGAGCTTACCAAGACTACGCCGCCAGATGATGTCTTTGATAAGATTGACGGTAAAGCACAGATTTTTGTTACACAGCCGAAGTCGCCTTATGCAGTAGGTGACTTGTGGTTCAATAGTGCCACATCTGATATTATGACTTGTGTAAAAGCAAGAAATACTATAGGTGAGTTTGATTCTACTGAATGGGAAAAGAGAAATAAATATACAGATGATTCAACTCTTACTGACTTTATCAATAATACCTATACTACTGACATTGGAAACATCCAAAATCAGATTGATGGTAAGATTGAGACATTCAGACAGGAAACAGATCCATCAAAAGACTGGACAACCGCAGAGGACAAAAAGAAACATATAGGTGATTTGTGGTATAATACCGCCACCAATGAAACATTTATGTACAATGGAACTGGTTGGAGTCCTGTTGCTGGCACTGTTCCGGATGAAGTATGGGGCAAAATTGATAGTAAATGCCAGATATTTACCGCACAGCCTAAACCGCCATATAACAAGGGTGATCTTTGGTTTGTTGGCAGTTCCGGAGATATTCTCACTTGTACTACTGCAAGAAAAGACGGGGAGTCATATGTCGAAACAGACTGGACAAAACAGAATAAGTATACTGACGATACTACTGCCAATACTATAAAAGATGGTATTTTGAAGAGTACCTATATTGATAGCCAATGGGTAATCGCCCCAAATATCAAAGGCGGTCAGCTTCTTATTTCAAATAAAAGTGGCACAATTTCCGCACAAATTACAAGTGAAGGTAAGCTCATCGCAAAGGAAGGTGAGTTTTCTGGAAAGATTGTTTCGACTTCTGGTGAAATCGGCGGATTTAATATTGATAATTATTCTCTTTGGTCGGGACAGAATGCGCTTGGCGGCTCTGGTGTATATATTTCACCTAAATACGGAATAAGCTGCAATAGTTCTTTCCAGGTTACTGCTGGTGGTAAGCTTACAGCAAGTGATGTCGATATTTCTGGTGATGTTGTTGCCCAAAATATGTTTGCAAAAGACAGTTACAAGATATACGCAAGTGGTTTAGGAAAGTCTATAAAAGCTATCTGGTGTGGAGACAATTGGGAGCCGGACGATGGATATGTAGACCTATACATCGGAAATGATTCTAAGTCTTGGGCGGCATTTATAGATAAGACATCTAGTGATTATAAATTTACTAGAAGGGCTATTATGGCTTCTCAGTATTTTAATACAAGTAACCGACAAAACAACTACTCCTCTGTGAATTGTGTTACCGATCAAGATACGACATACGTTGAACTTACGACTATAAGTAAAGATACACCTGCTTCTGTAAGACTTCAGATTGCAGCAGATAGCGGATTATGTCTTATTCCAGGTGATGTAAATGATAGTACATTGACTTACGATGAATCAATTAAGCTTGGAACAAAAAGCCATAAATGGATGCAAGTTTGGACTAAAAATCTGTATGCGAATGGTGATACAGTTAGATTCTCTGGAATACCCGCGAAATCTTCAAATAGATACCTTGTTATTGATAGCAGTGGAAATGTTGGATATAGAGATGGTAGTGGTGGTGGCAGTGAATTATCTCAAGAATATGCTGCTGGCACTGGTATCAAAATTGTAAACAGCAAGATTAGTTTGACCGGGACTATTAAAGACAACAATAGATATGTCAAAAACCCTATTGATGGAACACTTCATATGTCCAATGGTTGCGGATGGGATCTTGTTAATAGAGATAATAAAGAAGTTACAGGAATTTACTGTAATGGTAGTAATCAAGTGATAATAAGTGAAAAAGATTATGCTACCATATTACGTGGCTCATCTATACAATTAGGGAATAGCAATACAATTGTTAGTATTCCGTATTTGCCAAACTATTCTTCTGCATCACAGTATCTTGTAGCTGACGATAGCGGAAATATAGGTTGGAGAAGTGTTACACAAGGAAAAACTTACAATCTGGCAAATACAAGTACCTATGGAGTTATGTGTTTGTATTCTAGTACAGGAAATAACACAGATGGTACTATGACACAAGCTGCAATTACCGAAGCAATTAATAATGCTGGAGGTGGCGGAGGAAGTTCAAATACATTGGATTACTCTTCATACTCTGCTCAATGGATTCTTGCTACAGATAGTAAATCAACATACCTTGCTTTCAGACCATATGCCGAAGGACGCTATAAATCTTATCTTGGAGATCAGTCTTACAGATGGCAAAGATTAAACAGCAAAGCTGCATGTGATACCTCATCTGATAGAACATTAAAGGATCGCATTATTTACTTTGATAATAATGAATCATTTGATAAGTTTTTCATGGATTTGAAACCCGTATCATATCATTTGAAATATGAGGACGAATCAGAAGATCACTATGGATTTATAGCTCAAGATGTAGAAAGGTCATTTAATCTTGCAAATATTGATTGTGATAATTTGGGTATCATAAGGAAAAATAAACTTGATAAGCCAAATCAGGCGGGATTATGCATGGAATATTCTTTGGCATATGAAGAATTTATACCAATTAACATTATGATGACTCAAAAAGCACATCGCCGCATTGATGAATTAGAAAAATCAAAAAGTAAAATAGAATTACTTGAACAAAAGATAGAATTGCTTGAACAAAAGATTCAATCATTAGAAACTGAAAGGGCTGTATGTTAACGCATATGGCTCTTTTTCATTATAAAAAGGAGATTGTCATGGAAGATTATAAAAATATTATTGAAAAATTAAAAGATGATGAGAGATTCGTTGAAATCGTTCAGGAAACTTTAAATGAAAGAACATCGAAAGAGATTTTAAAGGATGCGCAGCAATGGAAACAGCTTCTCAAAGAAACTCAAGGACTACGACAAAATTATGAAAACTTAATTGCTGAAATGAAACTAATGCGAGAAGAGGTTATAAGAGCAACCTGGGGAAACAAATTCAGACATAAACTGGCAAGGTTATTATTGAGGTGATATCATGGAAGATATAAGGATAGAAACGCGAAAAAAGTTGAAAGATAATCCATTGTGTTCTTGTTGTGGTAAAGAGTATGAGCAACAGTCAGGAAACTTTTTTTATTCAGATTCCCCGATATATGCCGGAAATAAAGGATTCTTCAGGATTTGCAAAGAATGCACGGAAAAGCTTTATAGTCGATATGTGCAGCAGTTTGAAAATTCATATAAAGCAATGGAACGTATGTGTCAGATCTTTGATATATACTATGATGTTGTAGCATTTGAAAAAGTATTGGAGAAAAATACAGAAAATATTATGGCTGCATATATTAAAAAGATGCAGCTTTTTCAATATAATGGGAAAACTTACAGTGATACTATCGTTGAGAAAACCACAGAAACAATTGATACAGTAGAAGATGTACAAAAACACGATGACTCCCAAAATGTAAGAAAAGCTGTATCGGTTTGGGGATATGGATTTTCTCCTGAAGAATATGCTATTCTGAATGATATGTATGATGATTGGCGTGCAAGGGTGGTTATTGATAAGGCGAAAGAAGCACTTGTTAGAGAACTTTGTATCATCAAATTGCAAATGAACACCGCTATTAAAGAACGCGATGTTGATATTTATACAAAGCTTATGAATACGTGCCTTAGTACAATGCGATCAGCTAATTTACAGCCGCTTCAGGAGGATAGCAGCAGTAAAGAGGGTGAAAAGCCGGTTGGTGTTATGATTAAGATGTTAGAAGATTACAAACCAGTATGCCAGTGTCCTCCAGAGTATCAGGATGTTGATGGAATTGTGAAGTACGTACAAGTTTACTTTATTGGTCATCTGTCTGCAATGTTGAAGATAAAAAATAAGTATGCAGAAATGTATCGAGCAGAGATGGAAAAGTTTCGTGTTGAAAATCCGTTTTTGAAAGGACAAAATGATGAAGAGGTATTTACTTCTATGTTCGTTGGAGATGAGACAAATGGCAACATTTAGTAGTATGGCAGCTTTAAAAAGAGCTATACAACAGGAAGCAAAAGCCGCCATGAAAGAAGCTCAAACCAAAATGCTCAAGAAAACGAAAGAAGAAACTCAGGGATATTATAGCCAGGGAAATCCGACTATATATGAACGTACCGGAGCACTTGGAAATTCTCCCCAGACTACTGCATTGCAAGGATCTGGGGATTTTCTTTCTTTCGAAGTTTATTTAGATGAGGGTACATCATATGAAGTTCCCAACTCGGCATTTACTTCAAGGGGATTTGCCAGTTATTTTACAACGCCTGAAATTTTCGAAGCGGCAGAAAGCGGATCATATCATACACTTGGTAAATCTGGCTTTTGGAAACGATCAGAAGCAGAATTTCAAAATATTCTTGATTCTACAATGGCACACCACTTTAGTTAGAGAGGTGGGGATATCCCACCAGGAGGATAGAAGATGGAAACGATTACAAAACATGAATTTACAAAAATTTTTTCGCAAGAATTGAAGAATGCGGGATTTATGCCCCGCAAATACTGCAACATGGAATGTGCAGATCAGATTTTGCGTTGCTACTATAAAACTATTTTAAAATGTTTAGCTGCCGGAAAAGAAATTATGATTCAGTCATGGGGCAAGTTTATTCCCGGCGATACATTTAGCAATACTATACATAATCCTAGAACCGGCAAATATGAGGATGTGACATATACCAGAAAGCCGCATTTCTTCTTCAGCAAGACAATGGCACGCAAATTTGAAGATTGGTGTGCTGGAAAGGTTGTCACCCTGGATGATGTTCTGGGAAAGGAACTGTATATTTATAAGGCGAGAAAGCGCAAGGAAGCAGGAAAACAGAAGTGAGATGGCAGCAGTCTTGACACTATCGTGTCGCTATTTTCTGCCACTCCCCGGATAATAAGCATATTGATTTGTTTGGTGGTTGAAAGGGGAAGAGGGGATTTGGGAAAAGAGGGGAATAGGGAATTGAGATATCAATAAATCAGTTTCTCTATATAGGGAAATCCTCGAACAAATCCGTTTATTCCCTTAAAAACATCAATAATATTGTTATAAAATTAACTATCTTTTCATGGAATCCGAACCCTGGTTAGCACATAAAATATAGGTGTGTGGCAGAGGGTAGGGCAATAAAAAAAGGACTCTTGAAAAAACAAGAGTCCCGTTGTATAATCTACTTAGAAGATGACCGGACACAAAGTTCCGGTTGCCCTCAAAAGAGTGTATAAATAAAGTTATAGCATCTTACTGTGGCGGTGGGATGCTATTTCTTTTTATGTTGATCTATGTAGCTCAATGCTGTAAAAATTACTAACAATAAAGTCAAGACTTCCATTGTATTCATAGGGCAGCACCCCCTTTCACTAGGATAGAGGGCATAAAAATGAAACCTGCATCCGGCTTCTGTTCGATTGTACAAATAAAATTATAACATCTATGGGCGTATGACTCAAGCGAAAAGCCGCCAGATTATAACAAAAATTATTGTGTGAATGTGTCAAAAATGCACGTTTCTATTTTTAACTGTCAACTGCTGCCGCATGACAAGCCATGCTGTAAGGGCGTTAAAAGCCTTATAATGAGTGAAATGCGAACGGGTGGAGAAAAAAATTACTGTACATAACCCCAAAATGCTTTAATCTGGCAATTGAAGGCGTATACGGTGGGGCAGCAGTAAAGAAATCTATTAAGATGAGAGATTATAATAAATCGGATCTGTTGCCTTGTTTTGGATATTACAACCAAGATGAAAAAGGATAAATGAATTTTGCGGTTAAAACACTTTATTTAGTGAAACTTTTATTTGTTCTATCTTATGATTCTGGCACATAATATAACCAAATAATGTACAAATCTGGAGAAAACAGTGATAAATCCGGGATTGAAATTATGGAATCCAGAACCGGAATTAATAGTTCAGTGCAGATTCTTGCATTTTTCCAAGCTGGTTGTGCCTGTTGTCATACGAGATACATTATTACTTTTATCTTTCGCTAATATAAAAAGAGCAAACCGTTGTGGCTTACTCTTTAATGTGGGATAATTCTGACAACTATATGGTTTAGTGCAGTTTTAGTGAAACCGATTCATAGAATTGGATTAATAAAGTATATATATTAGTTTGCATTATTCTTTTCATCCGATGGGGGATTATCGGGAATAATAATTTCGAAGTTATTTTCATTATTTTTTACAAGCCTAATTTCAGTAATATTCAGTTCATTTAATACCTTTTCAATAATCTCAAGACCAATATATCCTTGATTTAACTTCATTCTAGTATAGGTGCATTGAGACATAAATCCCTCTTTTGATTGCCCTTTTTTTATTGTAAATCCGGTAATTCCATTCTCTTTCATTTTTGCAACTAATTGATCGTAATTTATCATGTAAAACTCCTTTATCACTGAACTATAGTAAAATTATATAATGCATATCACAAAAAATCAATATGAGTGCAAAAATTATTTATTTCTTTTATCTTCTTAAAACTAAAAGGGCAGCAGTTCTGCCACCCTTAAAATCATTCGTCAAGATATTGTTTTACTTCTTCAAGGGATAATCCCTGATGTTCACCAGCTTGAATGAAATTGTTTTCATCTACAATCATGTATCCACCAGTAACGTGATCTGGGCTATTCAGGATAAATAGTCCCTGTTTTCTTGCCTTATGGCGTAATGCTTCAATGTTCATCATAATGTTTTACCTCGTACAATTTGCAGAATTTTGTGCAAAGATTTAAAATGTTCAGCATGATAACAATTAACTCCATTGCAATAAGGACGATCATTTTACCGGTTGTAAGTTTAGGTTCTTTTTCATTATTCATAGTTTAATACCTCTTTCATTGTTAGATAGTTGTAAATAAAGATTAGCAAATTGCATAATTTACGATTATACCGTATGTGTCGAAAATTTCCTGTTTTAAAGTTTCACAAACTGGAAGATATTCTTTTATGTAAATGGTTACTGCTATGTTGGTAGTTGAAAATGATGCCGGTTTTACAAAATCAATGCCATTTCGCAAGAAAAGTATTAAAAATTCTGTTTGTAATAAAGCTGTATTACAACGTTCATTTATTTTTACTCTCCAACCGGATTCTTCTCCAATTCTTTTAATAATGTCGTTGTATTTTTGTGCCATAATAGGTGTTGCAAAGCTCAGTTGAAGAAACTTTCCAATGTGGTCAAATTTTATTGAATACTTATATGGAGTATGTGTTTCGTTAGAAAATAATTTCCTTGCCAGAGCAGTAGCATCAAACTCACTAATAACTTTCTTTGGTGGTGTGCATGTATTTTGAGGTGCAGTGTACTCCTGATATGCTTTATCTGCTGCATCATCAATACATGTTGCAATGCGCTCCATCTCATTTAATAAGTTCTCTGGGATGGGATATACTGTAATCAATGTGCGATTGTCAAAAATATAAACCATGTTGCCATAAATGCGAATATTATCACCGATTTTTTCATGTCGAATATATATACTAGAGATATATTTTTTGAGATCTGTACTCGCATTTTCAAAAGAAATGCCTTTATTGAATGCTCTTTCTGCCATATCCATAGCAGAGTTTTTTGATACTCCGCAACGTTCTTTTAATCTTCTTTTTGCGTGTGATGTAACTGATACCATTGTTTTATTCTCCTTATATTGCTGAATTGTCCTTTCTACTGTGTTTACTGTTATAGTAAAGATTAAGTGTAGCTGTCTTATCTGATAATCAGTTTAAAAATTTGTTGAACTGTGTGTCTGTTTGAACAGCAGGTAAAGCCCAAGAAAATTCTGACTTTCTATTCTGGCTTGCTGCATCATAGTATTCGTAGTGAACTCGGTTATTGTAATTATTACAAATAATAATCCATACGGGAAAATCTTCAAATTCATCACATGCAATGAATGCAATAGTATTATTGTAGAAAGCTCCTTTGGTTTTGGCTACGCAAAAGCAATAACCAATATTCCATAAATCAGTAGCAAGTTGTTGTTTTTTCTTGTAACGGCATAAATCCTCATATGTCAATAATGTTGAGATGTCGTTTGAAAATGAACCGAAATATATTTCTGGTATAACAACTGGATCTTTCTTTGGAATAAGTCCACCTTTAGTAACTATTTTAATTTTGTGCATATTATCAATCCTTCCTTTTTGTGCAGAACACTTAATTCTTGCCAAATATTCCCAACCATTGTATAATTAGAGAGTCCAATGTTTTACTCACGTTAAGTTGCTACATAACGGAAGAATGGGTGGGATGGGTGTTGCAGCACCCGGGACTAGAATAAGTGTTCTGTATATTTCCCCGTATAGCCGATAGGACAGCATGACATAAGCTTATTGGAATACTATTGTCATCTCAGTTTTACTTACCAATTAAGCAAATGTTTTTCGGAACACGTGTTCTATATATCCACATTATACAGAACATCTGTTTAATGTTTCTTACAAGAAACAGGTAGTACGGTTGGTAAGAACATTATGCATGTATTTTAAGCAGTTATGCGTAGTGTAGCACTGCCAACTGGAATCATATTTTAGTTCCTTTCTACAAGCTGGCTATCGAGAAATATGCGTTTCGGGCAGATTATCGTCAATATTATTTTTTACAAATGATAAAATCATATCAATAGTTTTCTCGCTATAATAAATCTTTTTGCCTAATTTTCCTGTTAAATTCCAGCATTCCGACGTATCTATAAATTTCATACTTTGTTTTTCTGCCAAAACAGTTTTATCTAGGATGTTGATAAATAATAGTAGTTTATCGCCTTTTTCAAAATCTAACGGAAAACGATCAATGTTTATCCCCATATCGGAAAGAATACGGTTAGCATCTTTATTTTTCGTTACATTTGTAGCATCATCAAGTTCAATATATACAAGATCCTTAGATATATCATTGCGGTTATAGTAGTCTGTAATTCCTACTATACATCCGTCCACTTGTTTTATATTTTTTCCGAAAAGGCTTATATAGTCATATATGTCCAAATTGTCTTTTATCCAAGATTTTGCTTTTTCTTCAGATAAAGGAGTAATATTTCTATAAAAATCCCAACCGTTCTCACCATATCTAATTTTTTTAAATTCGGCAAGGAAAAATTCTGTTTCATCACGATACAATTCTTCAAAATAAGTTCCAACACCATATATAGGATCAAATTCACTATCAAAAATTGCATGTTCGACATGACCAAGGCGAGTGCTGTTTCTGGTATCGTATATTTTTCCGTCAATAATTCCATATAAATATAAGCTATCTATTACATTGTTCGGCATATATGTTTTTATCATATTTCCCTCTTTCTCCCCGTATTGCCGATAGGACAGCTATTTTTTAGAGGATTTTTTCTTGCAAGAAATAGGCTGTGCGGATTTGAACCGTATAAATCAACCGACTTGACAGCCTGGACAATTATCTTAAGAAAAATTTGCTCTGAAAAATTCATCTTCAAATTTCAAAAGTGCTTCAATTTCTGAATGGGATATTTCTAATTTTTCCATATCCTCATCGAACCAGATATCTAAAATTGGATCAAAACTATGTCTTGTAACCGATACCGTTTCATCCAATATGTTGATCCAGATTGTTATTTTGTTGTGATTTTCGGCGGTCAGTGGAAGCAGTGCGTTGATCCGGATGCCGGTTTCAAAAAAAGCATTTTCAACTTTTCCGCTGCGTGCGACTTTTAAGACATCTGCAATGTTTACATTTGCAATAGCGTCCACAATTTCGCCGTGTTCGTTTTCATCATAATAAAGAAATTTCATGTGCGCCCTCCTTTTGTGTGGTAGGTATGGTTATATATTACCAGTTTTAGATTGGAAATCAAGTGCGATTTTTATGCAATTTGAATGTTACTTACTATAAAAAAAGTAACATTCGACAAAAAAGTTACAAATATAACAAGAAATACGCCTTATATTTAGTGCGAAATATACAATACAGATAAAGGGTTAATTATGCAATTTTACTTTTATCTATTATATATTTTAGGTAGTTTCTATGTTATGCCGAACAAATGAAAACACTTTAGCTGAGTAACGTAACATTCAGAATTTTCAGAATATTAGTAGCCTCTGAGTAACCAGTCTAGGAACATCCAAAAAGGCAGTGTCAGCAGTACAGCAGCAAAAAGATACTGTAAAATCTGCATAACTTTTTTCTTAATGTATCTCTTAGTGTGTTTTTTAAATCTGGCACACCACTGTTCATAAGTTAAAAGAGTATCATTCATGTTTTAGTCCTCCTTTTTTGACTATCTCCCACCCGGTAAGAGTGGGAACGCTCACAGCTTAAAGCCCTGTTTATAGTGGCTGTGACCACTTATTTAACGTATAGTCTTCTATACTGGATGATTTTCTGATACTCTGCCAGAGAACCAAGGTCAGCTTCCAGACGCTTGCTGTCAAGAGTTCTTCTTTCACAGGTGGAAAGTTTAACTGTGAAGTCATTACCAGTCTCAGTCAATTTTTCGTTCGCATCCATGTAGCCGATAATCTCACGTTCAACTGCTTTTAATTCTTCTTCAAGCTGTTCTTTCATGGCTTTAAGTGATCTGTAATCTGCAATAACCTTTTCTAATTCGTTCATTGTTCTACACATATGTTTGTCCTCTCTTTCCTTATAATATAGAAGCTAATGCAATAATCTGGGATTCTGATAAATGATCCATGACACATTCATCACCTTTGTAAAGCTCATATTCATTAGTATTTGTTCCATAAAATCCATTGAATTGATTTGTGATGAAATAACCTTTACTGTTTAAAACTCTTTCCGCTTCTTTCATGTTTAGTCTCCTAATTCTTTAATAGAGCAGTAGCCCCGGCAGGCTTTAAACATCTAGCGTTCTACTTAGTGCATCTCAATCTCTCTTATCCTGTTTCCCGGTGTTATGTGGTATTCTTGCTTTCCCTTGCGGTACTCCCGTCTACTTTCGCTTTGCTCTGTTCCTTTGAACTGATTACAGTATATCACTGAAATATAGTGATGTCAACGAAAATCACTGATAAATAGTGACCAAATAAATCACCGAAAAAACAGTGATTTTTATTGAATGCGTCAATAGACATCACTGAAATATAGTGATATATTAAATATCAAGATAAGAAATTAAAAGACAAATGCGGAGGGAAATACAATGACATACTTTAAAAACATAACTACATTAGAAGAATTAAGAAAAGAATATAAGAAGCTTGTAAAACAGAATCATCCAGATAACGGCGGATCTGCTGAAGTAATTAAGGTTATTAATGTAGAATATGAAATCCAATTTAAAATCTTGGAAAAATCCGATACATTTAATAGGAAGAAATACAACCAGCAAGAAGATGAAATGATTCGAGATATCATTAATGTAATTATTCATCTGAACATTGATATAGAGATCTGCGGTTCCTGGATCTGGGTTACAGGTAATACATATACTTGCAAAGATGAACTTAAAGGAAATGGTTTTCACTGGGCTTCCAAGAAAAAAGCATGGTACTGGCACAATCCAGAAGAAGTTACCAGATCTCATGGAAAAACTACAATGGCAGATATCAGAATTAAATATGGCTCTGATGTAGTAAAGGAAGCCAATACAGTATTTTGTGTTACAGCATAAGGCGGATATAAGGGGCGAGATGCAGCCCCTTTTGTTTTTAGGTAAAGAGTTCGTATAATTATACTATTACGAACAGTAAAAACCAGTGTTTACAAGGGATTTGCCTTGTGATTGAAATTATACGAACTTTTCATAGCGACAAATACGAACTAATTTAATTGAAGCATAAGCGAAAGAGGTGTGATAGTATGGCAAACAAAAGAACAAGAGCGTTGACCGTGGAAGAGTACAACCAGATCATTGATACTATGAGAACAGGGTTCGCAGGTTGTAGACCAAATGATCGAATTGCAACAGCTCTCATAATCGAAGCAAACCTGGGAATCAGAATATCTGATATTTTAAAATTGAAGTTGTCAGATATCGTAAAAGAAGGCAGCAGATACAGATTAAACATAATCGAGCAAAAAACGAAGAAAAACAGAAATTTCACTGTCCCGTTTGAAATTTTCCAGTACATAAAAATCTACTGCTTGGAAAATGGTATAAAAGATAATGAGATAATTTTTCCAATTACGGAAAGGGCAGTACAAAAGCAATTGAAGATAGTCACAGATTGGTTGGAGCTGGATAGTATAAGCACTCATAGTTTTAGAAAATTTTTTGCTACACAGGTTTATCAGAATAACGATTACAACATTATTCTTGTGCAGCAGTTGTTGCAGCATAGCTCTCCGGCGGTTACACAGCGGTACATCGGTGTATCATCAAAGGACATTGAAACAGCATTGAGCAAACACAGATTTTTGAAATAAACCACCAGATATCAAAACAATAGAGATCCCTCTTAGATAGATCATCAATAGAAATCTATGTAAGAGGGATTTTTTTGTCGCAATACTGGTTATGACGTGATACTGACTTGCTGCGATGAATGGGACATAATGTTAAAAGTTCTTTCTGTTTTGGCTGGTGGGGGAACTGATCCCGGCTTTTCATTTTGGAGTAAGTCGACGGAAAGATCTGTTCTATTTTGTTTTTGAATCCCTTTTTTATCTGACTGAGAGAATAGCTGCCCTGGTGTGAGGCAGTGACCGGGGGATAGTTTACATTTTCGGGCGATATTGAGGGCATCCGGATCGCTATCGAGGTCTATCTAAATCACTCACGCCAATTTTTCTCCTCGAACAGAAAAAACAGATTTCTGAGACTTTCTTCCTATTATAATGTTATAATGTGATTGTGACATCAACCAGTCCTGAATTGCAGTCAATATTATTTTTCAGCGTAAAAAGGAAATGAATAAAAAGAAGTAATAGAAAGAAATAAAAGAACTGGTGCTTATGCCGGTTCTTTTTTGAGGGAAGAAAATGATAATAGTAAACAGCTACGAACTTTATATAAAAAAACTATTATAGAGTCAAATCTTTTGAAAAAGTGTGTTGCCCGGACTGTGGCGACAAAATGAGAGTGCGAGACTCAAAGCAACGAGTTATTCAGGATGAGTCAGGAGAAAAATATATATTTAGATTGCGGCGTTTTCGATGCGATAATTGTCAAAAACTACATACAGAAATCCCAGATTGTATAGCACCATATAAACAATATGGAAAAAATGTGATAGACGATATATTGAACGGCGAATGCGACTATTTTATTGCAGATGCTTCTACAATTTGGAGATGGAAGAATCGTAATACACACCCACTTTGCAATGACATTTCGGACTTAAAGGAATAAGATGCCCTTTGGAGGTGCATCAAAATTGAAAAAGAAATATATAATCTTAGTGCTACTTTTGCTGATTACTGGCATTTTTATATTTTCCATGATATGTGGTGATAATAACATTCCAAATCCATTATTTTTTCTGACTCCGGATCAAGATGCAGAAGAATGGAACGGTAATCAAGAATTACCACAATCAGGAAGAAATGAAGAGGTTATTGTTCCGGGATTTGATAGCCTTGTATGCTACGCTGACCAAACGAAACAAAAGGTGAACTTTTATAACCCGGAAGAAAACTCATGTCTTATGCGGATGACATTATATGCAAATCAACAGAAAATCTGGAGTAATGACGGGTATTTAGAACCAGGCAAAGGGTATTACGAAATTGATTTATCAGAGTCCTTGTCGTCCGGTACATATGACGGGACATTACTTGTAGAATGTTATCTTGCCGATGGAACAAAGTGCAATGCAGTGAAAGTAGAATTTAAATTGCAGATGGAGGATAAGCAAACATGAAAAAGAGATGTCTTTCTTTAATGATGGTAGCGTGTATGATGGTAACGCCGATTACTGTAAATGCCGCAATGACAGATGATAACTTTTCATACATGTCTGAATATGAAGGCGGAACAGCTAATACAGAGCTATCATATTTCCAAAATTCGACTTATATGGTGAAAATCCCACTTCGGATCAATAACATTGTAGAAGCTGGCTATGTGTTTACAGCCGATTCAATTAATATCTTAGATAATCAGTCCGTAAACGTGTATGTTGAAAACAGCTCTGTGAAGATGACGAACGAGCGTGGTGATACATCTAGTTTGGAATTGAGCTGCAGTGACGATAAAGGCAAACAAGGGCTTGTTGGAACTTTTAAGAACGGCGAAACCACATCTTCGGTTACAATGAATGCTCAGATGGGTTCAGGAGCAAGAGCCGGATCTTATACCGGAACAGCAACATTCTCCGTAAGATTAGAGTAATTTTCAAAATAGCATACAAGGGTAAAAAAAGAGGATAGAGCTTAGTCGCACTATCCTTTTTTATTGTTCTTGTTCGTTTGGTTGTACATACTCCATAATGTCTGTGATATCACATTTCAAATAATCGCACAGAGCTGCAAGAACTGAAGTATTGACATTTTCGTTGTTTCGTAATTTCTGCAATGTGCCGTTGCTGATAATCTTCTTATCTAATAAATCTTTCTGGCGGATATCATTTTTCCTCATATAATCGAACAGTTTGTAATATTGAAACATCCTAGCTCCCCCTTTTTCCTTAACGCTATTATAATCAACATAGATTGAAAAGTCAAATTCATATTGTAAAAAGTCGAGAAAATAGATTCTTTTTATTGACATTTTTATAAAGTCGTATTATTATAGTGTTAAATCTAATATTGAGTCTTAAAAGACGATAAATTAGATTAAATATAAACAGGAGGTGAAATGGTGGATGGAGTAAGCGGAGGGAAATTCCGAAAGAAAAGAGTGAATTTTTCTATGGTGTCAAATGAGATCTTGCGTGATAATAGCATATCACTCAAGGCAAAAGGGCTATATTCCTTGATTCAATCATATGTGACACTGGAAAATTTCACTCTATATAAGGGCTTTTTAATGTCACGCTGTGCGGAAGGACGTAAAGCATTTGACTCAGCATGGAACGAGCTTAAAACAAGTGGATATCTTGTACAGTATAGATTACAAGATGAAAAGAAACAGTTTTACTACGAGTATGAGCTTCTGGATAAAAAGCCGATACCCCAAAATGGAACACCGGATTTACCCGTTGTTCCATTTCTAAACAACGGTAAAGGGAGCATCTCGGAAAAAGATAATATTGCAGATGGGGTACATATAAATAATATTTTAAGGAATAATGCTCAACTAAATAATAGTTTATCAAATCATATCCATATCACAGAAAAAGATGTGATGGAACAGATCGGATATGAGCCGCAAATGCACGATGATTTTATTGAGAACATTGTATTGATTATGGTAGAGGTCTTAAATCTGCCAGACAATGTGACTTTGAAAATCAATCAGTTAGAATTATCAGCGGAAACGGTAAAAGAACGATTTAGAAAGGTACGCTATAAGCATCTGGAATACATCAAGTTAGTATTCCAGGACTTCACTGGCGAAATTTCTTCCATGAAAAACTACATGATTACGACAATTTACAATGCACCGGCAACCTGTGATATATACTTTGCGCACAGAGTAAATCGCGATCAGTACAAAGACAGCCCCCATCATAATATAGCCTGAGAAACTGAATGATGGGAGCCGTTGCACAATCTCTTGAAGATTGCTTCTATATTATATACCTGCAATCTTCAGGAGGCAACCAAAAGAAAGAGGATTGCTATGGAAAAACAAAAAATCAATGTTTCTTGGAACTTTATGAAGAGTGGGAGAAAAAATTTAAAGACGGAAAAGTCTACTGAGATAAGGAAACGGCGTTCAAATCGTTTTCTGACTGGTAAAAAGAATATGAAATATTCATTGATAGTCGCGAGCCGATCAATGAGAAATGAGGTATAGAGGTATAATGTTTGAAATTGATAGAACAGACTTTCAGATTCTTACAGCCTTTAAGGTTGTGGATGAAGAAACTGTGATAATACTGGACAAGCCGACAGACGGAATTACGATTGCGGAAATTATGGAATATTTGGATTCAGTAAACGCACGTAAAAGTCGGAAAACGGTTTATTTGCATTTACAAAAACTTATGAAGAGTGAATATGTGAAAAAGGGAATCGTGTATAATCATGCGGATTCTTACTACATTGCCGAAAAAGGTAAAAACGCACTTAAAGGAGATTTATAG